AGAAAATCCAGAGATCGTTATAGAAGACTTTGACGTATATAACAAATCTCCATATTTTAGAGATTATCCAAATTTAGGATTTTTATTAAACATAATGATATTATTAGAAACAAATTTTGAAAGTATCGATTTTAAAGGAGATTCTGATTATATAGAAAATATTAAAAAATTGTTTCCTAAATTTTATCTTAGCAAAAATTGACGGTAAAATTTACAGATGATGGAAAATTTTTAAAGTTAAATTTTGATAATTTAACTGAAAAAGAGCAAATAGAATATTCTTTCATAAAAAATGAAAGGAATTTCTATATAAAACAAAAAATAAACAAGTATTCTAAAACAAAAGTTAATTACCTTTTAAACGGTAATTTAGTGCCGATAGGGATGTGGCAATATTTGCTAGAAGTCTGTTCTAACTTTAAATTTAAATTATATTTTCCAGAGTATGATAAACTTTTTATTAATATTTCTAAAAGTAAAGTAGAAGAATTTTGTCATAAACTACTTGAAAATAATAATAAGTACACACCAAGACCTTATCAAGTAGAAGCAGTATATAGAGCCGTTAAATACAGGAATGCTACTTTATATTTAAGTGTTAGTGCGGGCAAGACATTTATCATGTACATGGTAACACAGCTATTATTATTTTTTGGTATAGCAAAAAAGATATTAATTATAACAATAAAGCCATCTCTATCCTCACAGCACTATATAGAATTTAAAGAAGAATATCATTGTATACCCAAAAAACTTAATATTTTCTTATTTAATGGATCTTCTTTAAAAAATGATAAAGAAGAAAATAATATTTATATAGGAAATTATCAATCTTTAAGAGAATTACCAGAAACTTTTTTCCATAGATTTGATGCTGTATTATTTGATGAGGCACACCATGTCTCAGCTCCCAGTATACAAAAAATATTGTCTTACTGTAAAAATGCTAAACATGTTAGCGGTTATACTGGAAGTATAAGAGAAGGCAATCATTCTGGTTATTATGACGTATTGGCACATATTGGACCAATTGTTTACAAAATGACTAAGAGAGACTTGATAGAAATGGGTTCTGCTACTGATGGTTCTATAGAAGTATTTTATTTAGATTCATTTAAGAAAGAAGATAAAATTAAATTATATGAATTAAAAGAATCTGAATCTATTTCAGGCGAAAAACTTTTGCGTATAGAGCAGCAAATGATTAGAGATAATCAAACTAGATTAATATGGCTGTGCACTTTAATAAGCAAATTTAATAACAAAAATGTTTTGGTATATTTTGAGAGTGTTAAAGACAAATACGGAGAAAAAATAGTTAATATGTTAAAATCAATTAGCCAAGACAAAAATATTTTTTATATAGATGAAAGTGTACCAACATCATCTAGGGAGCATTTTAAACAAGTAATGGAAACCAGTGTTAATAACATATTGGTAGCAACTTATAAAACATGGAGTACTGGAGAAAGTGTAAAAAATTTACATGTAGTAGTATGTGCAGAAGCAATAAAAGATGAATTAACAGTATCTCAAATTGTTGGTAGACCAATGAGAAGTCATTCTAGTAAAGAAAAATTTTTGTGGATAGATATTGTAGATGATCTTAGCGTAGATATTGGCAATTCTTTCACAAATAATCCTATTAGGCATATTAACTATATGCTTAGATGGTCTAAAGAAAGAATTAAACAGTTTAATAAAGATAAATTTGTTATAAACACACACAGAGTTTCTTTAGTCAAATCAGTTTCGGGTAGCAATTCAGTATAAATTGCTCATACTCTTTGTTACTTTCTTTAAAAATATAATCAAAACTTTTATTTTCGTTTATTATAAAAAATTGTGGTAAGCTTTCAAAGAAAAAAGGCAATACTGGATATAAAGAATTTCTATGTTCTATTTTAGCATTTAATATCTTTTTAAATTTATCTTTATTTAGCAAATTGTATACTTTTAGCAGATATTTTTCTACGTATTCTATAAATATTTCTTGTTTATATAAAACATAATTGCAGAAGCTAACACATTTTTTATCGTTAAAACCATCGAGTTTAACGCTAAATATATTTTCTTCATCAATTAATTTGCATATGTCTTGAGAAGAAAGAAAACCATTTTTTGAAAATGGGTGACTATAATTCATTAAATTTTTTGGCGTTAACAAAATTACATCTTTATCACATTTATCTATAAATCTATAAACTTCTTCTGATCTTAATCTAGTTTTTTCAAAAAATCTCCATGACAATACTCCAACGTAATTATATTTTTTATTAGAATTTGTTATATTGTAATATAATTCTATTATTACTTGATTTTCATATAAGTCAGTTAACTTTTGAGAATTATCATATGGGATGAAACCTCTATCTAAATGTTTTTTTGAATTATCATCATAATATATTTGTAATATAAGATTATCTTGAACATTCTGCATATAATCTTATTAAGCCTGCAGTAAAATCTTTATTATTTCCATTATAAAAATTAAAATTTAATTCTAATGAAGACTGTATTTTTGAGGAATATTGAAAATTAAGCCTTACATCATTGTTTATAGATAATGGAGATAATTGTAAAGCACCCCTTGTTACTGAAAGGTTATCTATTTGCAGTATACTGTTTATTCTTGGTATAGAATTTGAAGGTGAAACAAATTGATTCTCAACTTTTATGAATAAAGAAATTGGCATTTCATTTGCATTAAAGCAATTTTGTATTAATACAGAATTATTAAATGCTGGATCATTTATTACGTTATAATTTATTGTGCCTATCTCTTTTAAAAAATTGGTTTTTACTGTATACAGCAATCCGTTTTCATCTTTTAGTTTTATATTAGAGTTAGAGTCTACTCCAAATATTACTTTACCATTTTGCGGATTTGGCTCATTAATAAAATTTAATGGTGCTAATATTAATTTTGACATATTTTTGTCATATTTATCTATGATCAAATTAACATGACAATTTGTCATATTAATTTATTATTAAGTCATACTATTGAAATTATATGACAAATCGTCATATAATTAAAATTTTTTGAATGACAATAATTTTGTAAAAAATCAATAATTTGGACCAATATTTGAATGAAACTTTTTATAATAAAGAATAATATTAATTAAAACAGTAAATTATGAAAAGTCAAACTTTAGTTCAAAGAAAAAAGCCTCTCAATTTAAAGCAAAATGAAACAGTAATTATTTCTATTAACGGAGTAAATCATTTAGCAAACATTAAAGAAAGTAGAGGTAATACTTATGTAGCTGTTTTTGAAAAAAGAACAGAAATTGGTAGCATATGTCACATTTCGAAAACTGTTGAAAGGATTTTAGATGAAAATTTCAAACATTCTTACATAGCAAGTTATGTAGGCGTGTCTAATTTAAAAAAAGACATAGATCTTAGTATATCTAAAGAAAAGAAAGAAAAGAAAGAAAAGAAAGATTTCTGTGAGATAATAACAGAATCTGACATCATTAAGAAAAAAGAAACAGGAATAGTATTTTCAGTTGGTGAAACCATTTATTATAAAAGTGTTAATATGGCTAATAATGGTATAATTAAAATGGCAAAGCTTGCTATTATGAAAAAATTTGGAGACAACGTTGTATTTTTATAAAAGTTATTTTCAATTATTAATTGCACTAATAAAGTTACTAATTGCAGTATATAATTATATAAGTATATGGCAAAGCATTCTATAATAATAAATGATTGTCATCATTATCTAATAAAAGATAGTAGTGATAAAAAAATTGATTTATCAGATTCTTCTGTATTATCGACAATAGATCATAGTATAGATCATCCATTGGGAGTTGTCTACAAAGCAAAAACTGTTATTGATTCAAATTTTAGGATAGTAAAGCAGAGAGATAATTCTCTACTAGCTTTCAATAAAGTAGAGTGGGATCTCAATCAAAAAAAGAAACGCAAAAATACTTCTCTTCTAAATTTAATAAAAAGTTTATTTACGTAATGTTAAAGAAAATCATAAAAAATATTGCTGATAAAATAACAGCAATATTAAAACTTATATGTAATAATGATGTATCATACCAACTTTTTTATTATAATACATCTTTAGGTTTTTTTAATGTCGATGGAGAAAAAACACATGAAATACAAAATATTTACGTTTTAGTTTTATTATTAGATAGAGTTGGTAATAATGAATCATTAGTAGAAGTTGTAAAAATAGCATCTTTATCAGAGGTTGACTCTGAAAAGAAGAATTTAGAAAAAGTTTCTAGTTATTTTTGGGTTGGCAGAACTCTTGTAGTTAATAATAAAAATCTATATAAGTCTAAATTACAAACAATTCCAAAAACTCTATCAGAGTGTAAAATAGACGCTATATTGGAGAAAATCAATGAAACTGGAATTAAATCTCTAAATAAGGTTGAAAAACTTTATTTAGAAATTAACAAATGATATTACTAGTAGATTCTAACAATTTAATTATAAGATTAGCTAACAGATTAGCTAATACAGGTAATACTCTCTCAACAGCAAAAGAGCAAGAAGATTTAGAAAAAGAATTTCTATATGAGATTTCTTCTTTTCAAAACAAACATTCTTTTACTCTTTCTGATAGAGTAATTTTCTTTTTTGATGAAGGAAAAAGTTGGAGATATAACTTATATGATTCTTATAAGGCCAATAGAAAAAATCAAGACAGATATTCCAGAGATGGCTTAAATAATGCTATTAATAATTTAAAGCTATACTTTAAAGAAAGCAACATACCTTTTTTGTCAATGGTCGGGATGGAAGCTGATGACTTAATAAGTATAACTATAGACATATTGTGGAATTCTTCTGCTTTTAAAAAAGATAATAAGTTAGTAATATTCTCTAATGATGGTGATTTAAAACAATTAATTAGATCTAAAGATGATGAGCTATCTTTTGTTATATGTTATGATGGAATGAAAGAAAAATTTTTTCTAGACGGATATTTAGATATTTCTACTGATAGAGATGATTTTTTTGGAGTAAGTAACGTATCAGAGTTTATTTCAAAAGTTAACAATAATTGCGAAATAGTTAATCCAAAATCTATACTATTAGAAAAGTTGTTAGTTGGAGATAGCTCTGATAACATAAAAAGTTCATTTTCTTATGATATTATAACAAAAAAAGGAGACAGAAAAACTTTTGGATTTACAGAGCTTAGATATAGAGAATTATTAAAAAATACTGTATCTTTTAAAAAAGAATTTGGAGAAAATCTTGATAATAATTTAATTTTTGATAAAGTCAAAAAATTCATTATAGATAATGTGAATGCAGTAGATCAAAATTCTATTACTTTAGATAAATTTAATGAGCAAATGTTATTGAATCGAAAATTACTTGAATTAAATTTTAAGCATATACCAGACAGTATGAAACAAGAATCTTTGTCATATGTTTTATCTGTTCTTAAAGATTATAAAAAATATAACAATATATCTCTTTCATTAGAAAAGCCTTCTGATGTTAGAGATTACAGATCTATTTAATGGAATTGTTTGATTACATAAAATCTCTTTTTGACAAAGATTCTTATTCTAAAGTAAGAAATAATACTAAAAAGAAATTTTCTTTTATGTTATTGAGGTACATTTCTATTAAGTACCCATTAGAAGCTAACAATATGAACATCATTAACATTAATGAAGTTCATTTATCTGATTTCCTACATAGATTTTTAGTATCTAGATACACTAGAGTACCAAATTGGATTTTTACAAAGACAAAAAAAGAAGAATTAAAAAAAGACACAGATATTTCTACTTTTATAAATTTTTATGATTTAGATAAGATAGAGGTAGATCAATTAAAAAAACTTTTTCCAAAAGAATTTGAAGAATGTATTAAAGAATTTGTTACTTATCAAAAAAATCAAGATAAATAAGAGTAATTAGCTCTTACTTGATGCAAGACAATAAACAAACAATTAATCTTTTAGTAAGCATAAGAGGTTATCTTGAAGCAATATCTAAAGATCAAAATGATCTTAATACATCTATTAAAGATTTTATAAAAAATACTGAAAAATCTGATTCTAAAAGTAATAAAACGCAATCCTCTTCTTTAAATGTTAAAGAAATAGTAGAAGCTGTATCTAAATTTGATAAAAAAGCACAAAAAAATGGTGTAAAATTAATAGAATTCTTAGAAAGTTTTAATAAAGATGTAATATCTCAAATAAAAGATGATGGAATAACAAAATTTGAGAATTTCACAAAAGTTATTAATAAAACAATATTACCATTAAGTACCAAATTAGCATTAAGTACACCTTTATTAGCCATTGGTAAATATGGAGCAGAAATGTTTTCTCAATCTGCTAAATCTCTATTAACGTTAACAAAAGGAATATCAATAAAACAAATAGAGAATGCAGAAAAAGGAATAGTAGTACTAGATAAAATGTCGTCTAAAATATTAGCCATATCTGGTAAGATGGCAATATTAACTCCATTAGCTTTATTAGCGTTACCTGGAGTTGCAATGTCTTATTTGGTTATAGCAGGTTTAGTATCAGTAGCTAAACTATTATCAAAAATAGATTCTAAGTCTGTTGATAGTGGTATTACATCTATTAAAAAAATGTCTGGTGCTTTAATAATATTTAGTGGTGCTTTAGCTTTATCTACAGTAATAGGATTAGTTGCTTTATCTAAACCTTCTATACCATTTGGTTTATTAACAATAATGGGAGTTACTGCTATTACTTTTTGGGGAATATCAAAATTAGACAAAAATAATGAAATAGCAAAAGCATCTTTAGGAATACTAGCAATGTCTGGCTCATTAGCAATATTTTCATTAGCATTAGCATTTTCTGCTGAAACAGTAAGTAGTGTAGATCCAAAATCAATTATGTTACTTGGAGCTTCTTTAGCTGGAATTGGTCTTGTTTATGGATTAGCAGGAATGTTGTGGAAGCATATAGCTCTTGGTGCATTAGCATTTGCAGCAGTTGGCGTATCTTTATATTTACTAGTAGATCCTTTAGGTGTAATGCTAGACCATATTAATAATAATCAAGAGACTTTATGGCAATTACCATTATTTTTAACTGGGTTAGGGGTTGTATATGGATTAGCAGGAGCAGCAATTGAATTTATAGCCTTAGGAGCTGTATCTTTTGGCTTAATAGGTGGCTCTTTATGGGTAGTTGGTAAAGGATTATCTGAAATATTAAAAATAGGTACTATTACAGAAGAGCAAGGTAAAGGAATAGAAATTGGAATTAAAAGTATAATCACAGGATTTGGAAAAGGTTTTTCAGAATTAAGTTTAAAAGAAGCTTTAACTTTACCATTAAAAATCCCAGTAGTTGCAGCAGCTGCTGGTGCTTTATGGTCTGTCGCTAAAGGTATTGGCTCTTGGAAAGAAATGGTGGGCAATTGGAATGAAGATGATTCAGACAGATTAAAATATACAATAACATCTTTAACTGCAGCCTTTTCTACTGCAGGTAGTACTGAAGGGATGTCAAAATTTTTAGGTTTCAATGTTGGCGATAATAATGTTGAAAGAGGTATTGAGAGTACCATGAAAATGGGAAAAAATTTAAAAAATTTGGCTGATGGAATAATGGCATGGAAAAATATGAACATGACTGATGATGATATTCAATTAGTATCAAACAACATAGGCAAAATTCTAAATTTGATACCAGCAATATTTGAAGATATCGGTAGAAGAGATAAAGAAGGTACTTCTGGTGGAAAAAGTCTTTTTGGAATAATCACTGGTGCTGATTTAGAGCAAGGTTATATTGAAAGAGGTATTTCTAGTACCAAAGACATGGGTGAAAATCTCAAAAATTTAGCTGAAGGAATAATGGCTTGGAAAGATATGAAAATATCAGACGATGATCTTCAGCTAATAGTAAATAATGTTTCTAAAGTGTTGAATGTCATTCCTTTTATTTTCGAGGACATTGGTAGAAGAGATAAAGAAGGTACTTCTGGTGGAAAAAGTCTTTTTGGAATAATCACTGGTGCTGATTTAGAGCAAGGTTATATTGAAAGAGGTATTTCTAGTACTAAAGAATTAGGCACAACTTTAAAGGATTTATCAGAAGGTATTTTATCTTGGAAAGATTTAGACCCAGAACAAATTAAAACAGCACAAAGAAACATAATAGGAGTTTTAAAAGTTTTACCAATGGCTTATTATGCTGTTGGTAAATTAGAAGACTCTACTTCTGGAACTTTTTCAGATGGTTATATCTCTAAAGGTGTTAATATTATTAATGAATTAACTCCTTCTTTAAAAACTCTATCTGATATTTTAAAGAATATAATGTCTATCCCAGATGTTGGTCAGATGGGTCAAAATATTGGTCAAGCATTAGGTGGCACAATAAGAGGAGTATTTGTAGAAGTCACTAAAATTAAAGATAAAGACGTAGAAAAATTAGAAAGAATGGTTAAGCCATTAGACAAGATTTCTAAAATATTTTCTACTATTAATAAAGAAATGAAGAATCATTTCTCCTATATAGCTAGCTTAGATAAAAAATATTTAGATAATTTTGCTATATGGGCTGATTCTTTATATAAAATTAGTGAAAGTGGTAAAACTGAAATAGAAAAAGGAATATCAAAATCTATAAACTTTGGTAATAAAACTTCAACACAAACATCAGAGCAAACAATTGTTAGTACGCCAATTTCGCCAGTTGTTGAAAGTAAAGATGTTGTTAAGCAACCTGCAGCTTCTAAACCAGCAAAAGTAAGTAATCAACAAACTTCTAATTTAGAGTCATTAATTTCACAAATGATATCACAGATGGATATATTAATCAGATTAACTTCTGATCAAAAGTCTGAATTAGCTCTAATTAAAGCTCAATTAGCTGGCGTAATTAAAACTAAAGAGGTATTATAATGGAAATAAAAGGTTTAAAACCTAAAAAAAATAGTAAATTTGAACAAGGTTATTATAAGCCAATTTATGTAGAAAAATATATTGGTAATCCTAATTCAATAATTTATAGAAGTTCTTTTGAAAAGAAAATGTTTATGATGCTAGATATGGATAAAGATGTAATTAAGTGGAATAGTGAATGTATTAAGATAAAATATTTTTATCCAGTAGATAAAAAATTTCATTATTATTATCCAGACGTATTATTTGTAAAGAATATAAATGGAAAAGAAGTAACTATAATAGCAGAAATAAAAGCTAAAACATTTTTTACATGTCCTAAAAAACCACCACAAAATGCTACAAAAAAACAAAAAATAAGATATCTTAAACAAAAATCAATTTATATAAAAAACGTATTCAAAAAAAAGTATTTGGATGAATATTGTCAAAAGATGGGATACTATTCCAAAGTGTATACAGATGATTTTTTTAAAAAAATAGATGAAGAAAGTTTAATGAAGCAATATTCTTCACTTATGAATTTAAAAAATTCTCAAGGTATCTCATTATGAAGTATGAATCTATTATATCGTCTATTGGTTTCAATGGTTCTAATTTATTTTTTAAATGTTTAATTAGATTTTTTTCATTATCCATTACATATTTTTTAAAAGAATATTCAAATGTATCTTTTTTAATAAAATAATTAAACATGTCTATTTTTAATGCATTCCCATTACCAGTCATCATTTTTACTGATGAAATCGGTACTGGATAAAAATTTTCTAATGGGCATATCTGATTTATTATAAAATTTTTTATGGGGTAAGATAATTCCACTATTTGTATTAAATTATCTGATTTACTACTTGGTGAATAGTGTTCTATACACACAAATGTATCTTCTTTTTTAATATTAGGGTAATTAGCATCTATGAATTCTTTCAAAGATAGACAAAAATATTTTGATAAATCACTTGTCATTAAATAATGATCTCTTTGCCATCTAGAGAATTCTTTGAATTTAAGTTTTTTGTCTTTTATCTTTTTATCAACAGATTTGACAGGATATCTAGTGTGAAATTTTATCTTTAAACATTTTATTTTTAAAAGATCACTAATATGTGGATTAAGGTTTAGTATAGATTCCATTACTTTGTCATTAGATTTCTTAGAAACAGAAAATAACATTCTGTTAACTAAACTAAGATGCTTAATTTCTCCATCATAGTTAAATGTAAATCCAGGAGAGTCTAATGATAAATCAATACCTATTAATAGTCTTTTTACTTCCATTTTGGCATTTGTGGTGGTTTATATTGTGGTGGTTTATATTTTTGTTGATACTGCTTTTCTTCTTTCTCTTTTTTTACAATTTCTTTCTTTTTCTTTTCATTATATTTAATCCAATCATCGATAAGCATTTGAAAGTCTCTGTAAGACATATTATCAAACACTTTTGGATCCAAATTTTTTTCTAAAAAAGCAGTATGTCTAATCTGATAATAATTCGTCAGATTTACTTGAAAAATCAAAAAGAGATTTATAGCTGGGAAAGCTAAGCGTTTGTTCTACTGAGCCTCCCCTCTCAAAATTTACAGTAATTGTAGGTTTTACTCCAAATTCTAGTTTAGATATTGCTTTCACCATAGTCATATGCTTATCTTCACTCCAAGATTTATAATCTGCATATGTCTCTTCAACAAAAACGTCAAAATCATGTTCTACCTCTCTCCAATCTTTTATCATGTATTGTAAAAACTCATAGAATTGTTCATCAATGTAAATAGATTCACCAGATTTTCTTCTTTCAGCTAGTTTTTTTACATGATTTCTAACTAGTTCAGTAGCACCTATTGTTGGTATGTATATCTTTAATGGTTTTTTGCCAAAACTTTCATCCCTTATAATAAAGCATCTTTCATTAGAATCATACCATTTAGCTATACCATTTGGTATTTTATAGTAATTAAATACGTCTTTGTTAATTTCTATTTTCTTTTCTTCACCAGTAGTTGGATGAACTGCTCTGTGCACTAGTTTATTGACTTGATTACGTTTTATTAGAGTAAGGTCTCTTATAGCAAATATAAAAAATATTTTATCAGTTAAGGATATATCTTTATAATTACCAATTCTACCATCACCTAATGTTATTCTGACACAGCTATCTATAATACCATTAACTTTTTCATCAACATCTAATATATCTTCTTCCTTTAAAGAAGAATAATATTTTATTTCTGATGTTGTACAAGCTCTTATTTCATGTTTTCTATTTTTTTCATAAAATTCTGATTTGCTAGGTAATGCATCAGGAAATATGTCTCTATACTCTTTAGCTACCGTCTCTTGTATTCTATTGACAGCTTCTATTGCTTTTTCTTGTTTAATCTGTTCTTCTGTTTTTATCTTTCCAAGATTAGAGATAATTGAACTGTCATTTTTTTCTTGTTCAAATGACTCTTCTTCTAATTTGAGCAGTTCTTCTTTTATTTCTTCTGCTGTTTTTTTGCTGTTTTCCATCATAATTACATTTTTAAGATAGCATATATATTGAAACCAAACTGTAATGTTATTATACTTTTTCTAAAATTTAGATAAATATGTTTTAAAAATTTGAAACAAATTGATCCAAATTTTTTATTAACTTAGTAACCAAAAACAAATATAATATGAACCAAACATCATTAAACAATGAAGATTTATACGGTGGAATCTTCAACATTTCAGCTGACGAAGTAAAGGCTGAAGAAATAGAAGTAAAATCAGAATCTGATCCAGATTTTTATCGCCCATCTGTTGATCATAAAAAAGCAAAAGAAAGAACTTACGAAGCTTTAATAAGATTCGTTCCAAACGTCCATCAAAGAGGATTAAATGAAATTAAAAAATATCAGTATTATCTGATTGATCCAGATAATCCTCAAATTAAATTTTATGTTGATTGTACTTCTAATGAAGGAAAAATGTATAATATTGTAAGTAATGCATTTTTCATGTTAAAAGATCATGATTCAGCAGTCATATCTCAAATGGCTAAAAGAAACTTTAAGAGACTTGAGTATTTTTGGAGACTTGTTCTTATCATGAACGATGAACAAGAAAAAGAACTTGAAGGTAAAATAAAAATAATGAGATATGCTAAGAAAGTACATGAAAAAATGGAGCAAGAATTAACAGAAGATTTAGCAAAGGGAAAAAGAAAATGTATTTTTATTGATCCTATAGAAGGTAAAAATTTCAATCTTATAATAAAAGAAGTTAATGATGATAAATCTAATAATAAGATTTCATCATATGACGGATCTTATTTCATAGGCGATAGAACTCCTATTGTAATTAATGGTAGACCAATATCAAAAACAGAAGAAGATATGATGATGGTCTACAATTATTTTAAAGAAAATTCTCCAAATCTTGCAAAAGTTGCTTATGAATCATGGAGTGAAGAAGAACATGATAAAATAATTAGAAGTGTAAGAGCTACCATAGACAATGATACTTTGTTTAATAAAGTTTACAGAAAAACTTACAACAAAGATTTTATTGTTGTTAATACTGATTTTCCAACTGCTGCCACAGTAACACCAGAAGCAGCAATTAATAATTTAGCAGAAAAAGTTGGTGCAACTAGTTCACCTATTCAGCAATCTGCTCCAGTAAATATGGCTGAAACTCCTACTAAACCATCTGTTCCAATTAAAGATGATGGAACAATTGATTACGATAATATTAAAATCAATTTTGACGACATAGAGGATTAAATTTCAACCTAATTAAAATAAAAGGCTGGTGTTTAATACCAGCCTTTTTATTATTATGGATATATTCAAAATAGAAGATTTAGATGTGCCTCAAGATATCAATTTTGATGATATCTTATCTAAATTAATAAAAAATATTACTTATAATCAAAAAAAAGTTTTCCCAAATAGTAAATTTAAGCAAGAAATAGTTGTTTTAAACAACAATCATAAGCCGAAGATTAAAATAGCCTGTCCTTTTTGTGGAGATAGTAAGCACAATGAGAAAGAAAAAAGAGGAAATATACACTTGGATACAATGACTTACAAGTGCTGGAATGGTGGCTGTCCTAGCTCATGGATGACTATGGATAAATTTTTAGAAAAAATAGGTTGTAAAGATGATTTTTCCTCTTATGAGCTAGACTTTATTAAAAATAATTCTAAAAGATTTAATTATAGCGTTGTTGGTAGCTCTAAGAAAGAATTTAATCCAGTAATAAAGAAAAGGCAAATAGAAGAGTATGGTATACCCGTTGACATAATAAAAGAATATTTAAGATTAAAAGATATTCATTATAATGAGTATGTTTATAACTATCTTAAATCAAGAAATCAAATAAAGCAAGATAATAGACATTTTCTTTGCAATACTAGTAATAACGATGTATATGTTTTAAATTTAACTTCCTGCAGAACAAAAGTTATTGGTATACAAATAAGACATAGTAATATTAAAGTTACTGGAAGGAGATTTACAACATACAATTATTCAGACATTTGGTTAAAAATACTAAATAAAAACATTTCTGACGAAGTTAAAGAAAAAATGGATAAATTGTCCATGATATACAACATATTGCAAGTAGATTTTTCTCTACCAATATTTGTTTTAGAAGGGTCTATGGATGCTAATCATTTGAAAAATTCCATAGCAACTTGGAGTGCTTCTAACAGAATATACTTACCAAATGGCTATTATATTTTTGATAATACTCTGATCGATAATGCTGGATATAAAGCTACAGTAGAAATGTTAAACAAAAACCATTATGTTTTTTTGTGGAAAAAATTTTTTGAAGAAGAAGATTTGAATTATAAAGATTTTAAAGACATTGATGATATATTTAAAAAAAGACATTACAGATCAGAAGATCTATTAAAATATTTTAGTAATAATCAATTAGATATTTTTTATGTATAAAGGATTAATTAAAAATTTAGTATATCCATTTACTTTAAAAGGTTTTTTAAAAGGAGATATTATTGAAAATGTTGTTAAATTTAGCTATAAATCAAAAATAGATTTAAATAATTACAAAGACATTTTAGAAAAATTTTATAAGGGTTCTGATATTTTTTTTAACATAGCCTTTGCTCAATCAGATTTAGAAGCCGTTAAAAACGGTGATAAAGCTTTAGTAAAATATTATACTTTTGTTAGTAATAATATTAATAAAATACCAATAGCTGACAAAAGCAATAGCTTTGTAGTGTTTTCAAAGAATATCACTAATGAGTTTAAAAAAGCAAAAGAAATAAAAGGCAAACATTATAGTAAAGAAAATTTACTACTTTACACTAGAAGAAAAAAGTTGTTTGTTTTAGAAGGTGTTAATAAAAGTAAAATATTTTTAAAAAGGCATCACCCAATATTAGAATATAATTATGCTAAAATAGAACAATATGTTAATGACATTGGTATAAGTGGTTCTGCTAGATTTATAAAGTTAAAAAAATATTAAACTTTTTGTATAGATTTATCAAATTTGCTGTTAATTTGATTTTCTATTTTGTTTATTAATCCGTCAATAACATTTGTATTTGTTATTTCAATGTTGTCAATATTATCAGAAAAGCTACCAAAAATTTCTTTTATACTTAAAAGAATAAATTTTTCTTTGTTAAAAGAGACATTAATACCAGCAGTTTGATTAAAAAATACTTTATCACCTATATTAACTTTACCTTTTAATGAATCTGGAATAGCTACCACTATTCCATTATCATACATTTTTTTATTAAAATTAGAATGTATCAGCAATCCATTCCTTTCTAATTCTTCTTGTCTTAGTTGTCTAACAAGGACGTTATTAAAAAATGTTCTTTTTATCATAGTGATATATATCTAAAATTTAAATAAATGGATTATTTAAAAAAAGACGAAGTTATTGGTAGTAATTTGTTAGAATCAACCATATTATTTTTATCAAAAAAATATAAACAAGCTAGAAAATTATTTTCTTTTTCTTCTGCCTACGGTCAATTAATAATAGTTATTAAAAATATAAGCCAATATCTTTATTATTATATGAATGATGTTGCTGTACAAAACAACTTTCATACAGCAGATAGAAAACATTCTGTTTTTGGTTTAGCAGAATTAAATGGACATAGTGCTTTAAGAGGTAAAAGTGCAATTGGTGAGGTTTCTATTAAATTTAAAGAAAATTTTCCATTAGAAACTATTTCTGGAAATTTAGTTTACATTCCTAATTTTAGTAGGTTAAGATGTTTAGCTAATAATTTAGAATATATTTTAGACATTAATCAAGATTTTTTAATAATAAATTCTAATACAAAAAATTCTATAAAAGCTAAGATAATTCAAGGTAAATTAGATTTCCAAAGTTTTAGAGGAGATGGTGAAGATTTACAATCTTATCAAGTTCAATTACAACCTTCTGACATTACTGACCATGATTTTATCATAGTAATGGTCAATGGTAAGAAATATCCAATCTATGAATCATTAATGGATATCCCTTTAAATCAGCCTGGATGCTTAATAAAAAATACTGTAGATAACGGATTTGCTGTAGTATTTGGGAAAAGTAGTGTTCATGAAATACCACAAAAGGGTAGTGAAATAATTGTAAATTACTTATTGAGTGATGGAGCTAATGGCAATATAATAAAAGTTAATTACATCAATTATATTTTTTTAGATTCTGGGATCGATGCTTCTGGTAATGATGTTAATTTAAATGATTTTCTGTATGTAACTAATTCAATGCCTCCAGATTTTGGTGCTAACCCAGAAAGCATAGAATTAACTAAACTAATTGGACCAAAAGTACAAAAAAATGCAATTATACATGATAAAAATTCTATAGAATATTACTTTTATAGAATGAATTATTTTAGAGTTGTTAGAGCTAAAAGAAGAGAGAATAATGATAACATGAATCATTATGATACTATGGTCATTCCAGACTTAAGGCTAAGAATTGCTGCTAATGAAGACTATTTTAATGTTCCCATAGATAAATTTTTATTATCTAAACTTGAAAAAGATAGATTATTAACTTCTCTAATAGAAAGCTATAGATTAAGTTCTAATATTAACTTAAATATAATAAGTCCTAAACTTAAAAGATTTGCATTAACATTATTCATAAAAGCTTATAAAATAAAAAATGGAGTAATAACAAATGAACAAATATTATTAAGTAAGATAAGATCAATGCTTAGTGAATATATGATAAACAACTCTAGAATTAACATAATTCCACATAGCGATATAGTAAGAGTAATAGATGAAATAGATGAAGTTGATTCTGTTAAAGTAGTGTTTTTCCCTCAATACAAAGAAGATGTTGACCAATTTGGAGATATTGTCGTAAAAGAAAATGAATTAGCTATTCTTAGAGGAAACTTCATTACAGAGGATGGAATAGAATTTATAGACACTTTTAATAATTCAGAAGAAAATTCTGTAGTAACAATAAATATTGAGTATATTTCTTAATATGGAAAATTTTTTAAAATCATTAAGATCTTATCTTGAACAATTTGCTGATTTAGATATCAGCACTGAAGAAGGTAAACAAGAATTATTTCTTTATGTAATAGATTTCATTAGGGACAATATAGACGATGTTGAAGAAGCTTCTAATTTAATAGAATTAGTTCAGCATATAGCAAGAGAATTTCCTGAAGATGGAGACATTGAATATTTTATTGAACAATTTAAAGAACAATCTGGATTAAGTGAATCATTAACAAACATAAATAATATGGAAAATTATAAAATTTTAGTGTATCATTTAACAAAAGAAGTTACTGAACACAACCATGAAGATGGGTCTATTGGAAATCCTAAAGTTACTTTAGATGAAAAAGTTGGTATTAAAACAAATCTAAATGATTTACTAGAAAAAATTTCTGAAGAATATAATTTACCTTTAATAAAAACTAATTGGTATATTAAAAGTAGTAAAGAGCCATTTGAATTTTATTTAGTATATGAGAGATTAGAAAATTCTAATGGTCGAGAGCCATCAAATAAAGAAATGGAAGATTTTAAAAATGGAGACATTAACTTATTTGATGTAGAATACACCTTCTTTATAGAACCAATTAGAGAAGAATTAACATTAGAAGAAATTTCTTCAGCACTTGGTATTGGCGTAAATGAATCAATTAATGAAAGCGATAATAAATCATCACAACCAGTATGGGTCATTTCAGAGGAAATGCAGGCTGCTGCAATTTTTACATTAAATAGTGGTGAAGATTTGTCAAAATTAGATGGACAAAAACTAGTAGATCTAGTAAGCAATTCTGTAGATGAAGAGCCAGGCACTTTTAAATATATTAATAAATTTAATAAAGATGGGCTAACTATAATTAAAGCACAAAATAAAGAAACATCAAATTGTGATTATATTATCTTTGGTGACAATCTTTTTTATAATAAAAAAGATGCTGATAAAATTATAAAAGTTGCTAAAAATTTTATAGGACTTGAGTTAGATGAAAAAGATATAACATCGTTTTCTAAAATTAATGAAGACTTTAATATGGACGATTATTCTGATTATAAAGAAAATTATGACAATTGGAAAGTGATCAAAGAAAAAAACAAAAAATTAACGGATAAAGATAGAGAAGAGCTTACTAAAAGAATAGATTATTTAGAAGAATTAGCTATGGATGAAGATGCTAATTCTGAAAAAATGGATGATTATTACAAAGAGGCATTATATCTTTACAGAATATTAACGTTAACTGATCCAGCATGGGTTCAGTAAATTTTTACTATTACTAAGAAAACTGACTTTTTAGTCCATGTAGAAACGCATGGGCTAAAAAATACTATATTAAATCAGTAAATTTAAAATTTTTTAGCGTTAAAAAAAGTCATTATGCAAGATTTAATTGCATTAATTAACAATGATTGGAAAAATGCTTATGCTATATTAAACAAAAATAAGTTACTAACAGAATTAATTAATATTACTAAATTTCTACCAGACAATTGTACTTGGAGTCAAAGAATATGGCATTTAAAAAATAATTTACTAGCAATACCCAAATGCCCTCAATGTAATATTAATGATGCGGTATATTCTAGATCAAAAAGTAAATATACATTTTGTTCTACTAAGTGTAATAGAGATTACAGTTTATCTAAACAATTAAATACAGTATACAAAAAATACGGAGCTAATTATTTTCAATCTAATGAATTTAAGAATAAAATAAAAGAGTCATTAAAAAGTAATTATGGTCTTGATTATTCTAAAAAAATATCAGAAAAAGCTAAAAAGACTATTATAGGAAAATATGGTGTTGATAATATTAATAAAATAAAGGGATCTGTTGAAAAAGGATTATCTACAAAAAAGAAAAAATTTGGAGAAAATTTTGGTAAAATTTTATCAGTAAAGGCTAAAGAATCTATTATAAAAAATCATGGAGAAAATTTTTATATAGATGGTTTGTTGGCTACTAAAAGAAAAGAATTTTTTAATCGTAGAATAAGAGAAATTATTGATGATGAATATGAAATTGTAAAATATGGCAGCATTTGTGAAATAATTCATAAAAAATGTGGCCAGAAAACTTCTATAGTTAGAAGCACTTTAATCAATAGAAACCTCAATGATAGAGAGCTATGTTTTTATTGTAATCCTAAAAATAGTTCTCAATTACAAAAAGAATTTAAAGAATGGCTTAAAAGTGTATATAATGGAGAAATAGTAACTGGCTGTAGAAATGTTATTTCTAAAGAATTAGATTTTTATCTACCAGAATTAAAGTTAGCTATAGAATTTAATGGTTTGTATTGGCATTCTGAATTATTCAAAAAGAAAAATTATCATAAATTAAAGTCTGATGAATGCGATAATAAAAATATTAAATTGATACACTTGTGGGAAAATGATTGGTTATATAAAAAAGATATAGTAAAGAGTATTATAAAGAATTATTTTAATGTTGGTAAAGCAAAGGTGTACGCTAGAAAGTGTATTATTAAAAAAGTTGGAGTAGCAGAAGCTAGAGAATTTACTAATAAGAATCATTTACAAGGATTTGTTAATCATACTGTTTGTTACGGTTTGTATCACAATGGAGAATTAGTACAATTAATGAGTTTTATTAAAAAGAAAGATCATTGGGAAATTCAAAGATTGTGTACTAAATTAGAAATTAACGTAATTGGTGGAGCAGAAAGATTATGGAACTATTTTTGCGAAAGCAATAAACCGAATTTTGTAATCACTTATTCTAATAGAGATTATTTTATTGGTAAAGTTTATGAAAAATTAGGAATGAACTTTGAAAAAATTACAGAGCCAAGTCTATTTTACTATAACCGTATTAATAAAACAGTTATTAGTAGGCAACAATTTAGAAAAATGAAATCTAATGATTTTTTAAAAATTTTTAACTCTGGTAATTACAAATTTTATAAAAAATTTTAAATATTATAAAACCCAGAATCTTCATCCGAATTAATAGAACCAAATCTGATTAATTTTCCATTACGAATTTCTTCTGGTTTATTATCGTTAATATATTTAATAATACCGTTCCTTGCTAGTGAAGTGTAGAATTTGAATGAGTCTGGAGGTGTTTCAAATTTATAAGTACTTTTTTCTTTTACATCTTTCTCACCTCTTAATAGAGGTACTTTACTTTTAAGGTATATGGTCAATGTACTTGCTGCTTCAGGATCTGGCTTATTGTAAATGTCTATTATATTAATTTTATAGGTTACTTTATGTAAAGATGCTACTATCATTCCTTTTAGATTAGTATTTATAGAATCTCTCAAATTTTCTAGTGATTTGTTAACAGTACTTCCTATTAAAAAATCAGATTCGCTTTTCAATTCTTTTTCTCTAGCTGTAAATTTAACTTTTTTATCAGTGTTAAAAACTTCTATTTCAATAATTTCTCCTTCAATAAAATTCCTGTCTTTATTTAATTTTAATTGTATTAAATTATCTTCTTTAAAATTTCTCCAATACAAAATAAAATCTTTTATACTATTAGCAACAGCATCTTGACTTTCTTCTGGGTCTTCAAAGTAAAATAATTTTACTACTTCGTTAGCAAGTGTTGAAAAATATTCTATTGCTTTATTAGACAGGATGTCATTTTTTTTACATAATGACATTTCTCTATGAAAAGCCTTAGGATCAATGTAATTAGCCATATTTTATAGAATAAAAATATTACTAATTAACAAATTAATTATAGTTTCTGTTCTTAGTTGGATTTTGCTTCTCTTACAAATCGAATACAATAATCTTCATTTAATTCAATAACCTCACCATCAGAATCTTCAAATACAAATATCTTTTCTAGATTAGCAGCTCTATAGTTGCCATTATATTTTAAATTATTTTTATAAGGAGGTATTTTATATAAACAACCTTCATTTAATTTATTTAAATCAAATGGTGTAAATTCCTCAACTTCATCCAATGAAACGTTTTCTACCTCTTCAAAATCTTCTCTTAATAATGAATTAATAGATTCATTGAAAATCAATAATGATTCTTTTGGTGTGTATAAATTATTAGACTCATTAATTTTGTCTACTTTCAAGCGATAAACTTGATTATCAACAAATTTGGTAATCTTTTTTGACTTTTTACTTTCCAAAAGTTTAATAAAAGCTTTCTTTTTGAATTGTTTAGATTCAGCAATTAAAAATGGTACTTTTGTTTCTTCATCTAAACCAACTTGAAATTCTATTTTAGCTTCTGTTAATATTTGTGCTATTTTTTCTATATTAGATTCATCAGTTACTATTATTCCTTCATAGCAAGTGCCAATTCCTTTAATTAAAGAATTTATTTTTTTATCTTTCAGTGATAACAGAGATTTAGATTCTGAAACATTAAATTTTTTTGCAAAATTAAATCCCTTACCTTTATTGTTATTTTCGTTAATATTACCTAAAACCTTATAATTGGTAATTACAAAATCTAAAGTAGTGTTTTCTCCAGCAGCTATAGCGTCTTTTATTTCATCTTCAGATAATCCATAATAAAAGATATTTTCATCATTTTCATCAACATCATCATGTTCTTTCACTATAAGACCACTAAATTCTGATTTATCATCTTTAAAATATCCATCTATAGAAAAATATTTAGATGTAGTATTGTGTGATGATTCATTAATAATCTTTGCAACACTAGAATCTTTTTGAGTGACCATTAATTGCTTTTCTGGATCATAGATAAATGTTTTTTTACCATTAACAAATCCTTCAAAGATACCATTTTTCTTTATTATTGAATGGTCATCTTTTTTATTGAAAGTTTTTACTATTTTAGCCCAACTTTCATTAGTTACTTGTAATTTCATATTTTTAGATTCTTTTGTGAATATTTTATTGAAATTCTCTTGATTATAAGGGTTTTCAAAAAATTTATTTAGTTTTTCTATTTTATCTTTTTTGACCTTTTCAGAATAGTTAGATTTATTAACAATTTCTAGTATGTTATTTTTAACATCATTTATATTCTCTGATTTAACTAATTTAGTAATATATTCACCCAATAATTCTTTTAATTTATTGTCTTCAGAAGGAAAAGTTTGCAATGATTCTTCAAGAATGGTTTCCTCTTCATCCTCTAAAGCTTTTTCAAGTTCATCATCTAATGACAATTCTTCTTCATCCTCTAAAGCTTTTTCAAGTTCATCATCTAATGACAATTCTTCATCTTCTTTTGACGTATCTTCAAGTTCATCATCTAATGACAATTCTTCATCTTCTAATGAATTTTCTTCACTAGCGATTTTTTCTAAAGCCTTCTTACCATCATTTAATACTTCTTCTTTCTTTTTTATTTGATTTATTTTTTCTTCTATGATTGTTTTTTCTCCTTTCAATTTTACATATAAATCTTGTATGTCTTGATCTTTTTTTGTATCCTCATCAAGATCATCAATTTTTCCTAAATTAGTTTCAACTATCTGTAGTTTATTTTCTAGTTCTTCTAATTGTTTTTTTGATTCATCTGATAATTCTGTTTCTTCTATGTCGCTAGTACTTTCAAGTTTTAATATTTCATCACTAATAGATTCATTAATCAATTTAACGTTTTCTTTATTAAAAGGAACTACCGTATTTTCGCCTACTATAGCAATAGAACCATTAGGGACTGGTGTCATTGCAATTGATTCGTTGTCTCCACTAATAACAATCACACCAAGATCATTTAACATATTGACATATTGTTTGGCAGAATCTTGTATTTTTTGTGGTAATTTTTCAATTCCTTTCAAATCCATTCCTACGGACAAATCAAAATCTTTAATGTAAATCTCTTTTGCTGTTGATATAAATTGGCTAGTTATTGTTAAAAATTCAGCTATTCTATTTTTTTCTTCTTCTGTGAAGTCTCCATTAACATCAAATAATTCTAATTGTAGAGATTCATTAATCTTTATTAGTTTACCATCTACCACAGTTAGTTTTTTATTACCTAACTTTAATTCTGGTAAAAGTTTTGTTACATGCATTACTCTACCGTCCTTTGTGGTAAAATAATCTATTGCACTTTGTGAATCAAAAGATATTTTAGATAAGTTATACATTAATTTAACAATATCTTCATGTAAATGTCTTTTTCTTCCAAATTTAGAATTTAAATAAGCAAAAATTTTACTACTTGGTAAGCTTAAAGAATTAAACAACGTAACAATTTCATCTGAATATAAATCTTGATCATCTTCTGATAATTTTTCTATGGTACTTTGAACAAGATAGTATGCTTTAAATCTTTGTTTTAATTTTTCTTGCTCTTCTTTAGTTAATTTTAAATCTTTACTGGATATATTTTGTAAAATATTAATATAATAATCGTTTAAAACTTTTGGTTGAATAGAGTTATAATTTTCGTTAATAGGTACATATTTTCCAGAATCAGTTCTAATAGATAATTTTTCATTACAAATTAATCTTTTCTCAATTAATTCTGGATTATTTAAAACTGATCTAAAATTATCAAAAATTTCTTTTATCATGATTTATTTTTTGTTATATATTATTTGATAAATACATCATGTATAATCAAAAACGTTTTAGTAACAGAGTACTAGTTGGATTATCATCATTCTTATATGACTGTCTAAGTATAGTAGAAGTTAGGCATAATATAGAAGAAGTAGTAAGAATACCATTTTTTATAGCAGAAAGTGGTGAAGAACAATTTATGAAAGATTTATTCTTAGATCATGATAAGTATAAAAATGAACTTTCTTGTAAGGTAGATGGCACTGTAAATCAAGTTCCTAGAGGTGTTATCAAAATGCTATCTCCATCCGTACTTTCATCTGATATGCCAAATCATTATAACAAAATGGTCTATAACAAAGTAGTTGATGCAGAATTTTCTAAAGAAATAAGAAATTTTGTGAGCTTAGGTCATTATAGACCTATGTTATACAATTTTGAAATAACTATTAGATGCTCAAATCATGATCAAAGATTAAATATATTTGATAATATAATAGATCAATTGACATATTCTAGATACTTTTATTTTTCTTATGATGGTTTTCCAAAGCTCAAAGCTCAGATAAAATTTCCAGATGACTATTCTGTTGACAGAGAATATAAAATATCTTTTTCTAATAATCCAAAACCAGAATTATCTTTTAATTTGGAACTACGTTGTTATAAGCCTATAATAGACGAAAGAAGTGAGTATCATTTAAATAATACGATTAAAAAATCACAAGTGGCTTATGTCGAAAAAAACAGAATTCAATCAGGAGAAGATTCTTGATCAAAATACTATTTTTAAATTTCCTGGAACAAAAAGAAGAATTCAATATAAAAATAAATCTTTTATTTTAACTGATAAAGGTTTATCTATAACAGACTTAGATTGTTTGCTTAATTATGAAGATTACTTTATTAAATATGAAGTTTTACCTTTAGTAAAACATGTTAATAAAAAATCTTTTGTTACATATAACTGTGAACAAAATATTTTAATATTAGATAATTTAGTAATAGAGGATAAGCTAAAAAATGTTGCTATATATAACATTAATTCAATGTCTTTAGAAGAAAAAATGAATTATTGTTATTGTTTCATAAAAAATGGTCAAAAAACTATTGTAAAAGATATCTTTTCTTCTTTTAATAATAGATTAAAGAAAGTAATAAAAGAAATAATTGACAATACTAACATTTCAGACATAGAAAATAGTTTTATTATTGTAAACAATATAGATTCTTTTGAAAGAAAAATAATAACCATAGCCAATATTATTCTTAATAACATTAATAAAAAAATAGATGTTACTGGTGGATTAAAAGCCCCTATAAAAATGGAAAAATCTTTTAATAATAAAGATTTTATATATGATGTTTGTAGCAAAAATTATAAGACAAAATCAGAATTTATATTATTTTTATTAATACTAATGATGCTATGTGGTAATAATTTTAAATTCGTGGAATCTCTTGATGAGAAAGACAAAATTAAATTAGATAAGATAAATGATGTATTATATACTGTGATATTTTAAGACATTCCACCACCACCACCCCCATCTACGATAAGGCTGACAGAAATAACTGTTGATTCTCCATTAAAAGGATTTCTAAAAGTAATTTCACCAGTAAACGGTGATGTTGCTTCTAATACGGATCTATATAACGATGGATTAAATGTGCCAAAATGTGCTGTTTTACCAAATATCACAAATTTATTTAAAGCCATAAAGTATTCCTTACCAGATGGCAATCCAGAATTATTTGTTGGTTCTCCATTTGGATATGTTACTAATATTGGTGTTATCATTTTTAATAAGGATTAGTTAATATACAATCTATTTGACCTCTAATACGAGTATCAGTACCTTTATTATTAAGTTCAGTAAATAGAAATCTTAATGCTTTTGTATTAGCAGCTGCTATTACAGAAACTGCCTGATTTGTACCACTTATTTCAAAAAACGTTGCTGTAGAATATGAATTATTTTGAAAATTAGAAGTTAAAATGGGAGTAAGATCAACATGATAAGTTCCAACAGGACTATTACCAAAATTTTGATTTATATCAAAATTAATATGTAAATTTTTACCAAATCTTTTGAGAATAAAAGTACCAGAACAAGATGATGTAGTATGTGCTGGAGGTAAATTACCATCTAAGTTAAGTGAAGTAGCATATTTTGTTGTTAAATTAATTGAATTATGTATGACTATTGGTCTATAAGGCACTCCAGGTATTGAAGGATCAAAACCATTGTCTACTCCAAATATGTGTGAAATAGCACCACCAAAAAAGGTAGAATTAGTAACAACATGCCATACTATAACTTGACTAAAACCAAGAATAAACTTTCTATTTTTTAATTTAATAACACTTCCAGAATTTAATGTTATATAATGATTAGTACCATCATATAGTAATTGTTCATATTCAGAATAAGTTACTATAGGATCACCTGATGATAAAGTTAAATCATTTATTATAATTTTTGTACTTGCTCCAAAAGTACCACCTATTAAAGTTATTTCAGTACCATCAGATATACTAGCTATTCTTTTTATTACTGGAATTGCACTAGAATTTATATAAAAAGTATTTCCACCATCCTTTGGTAGCGTTAACAAACCACCAAAAGTAATATGAGAACCATTTAATATGGTAGGATAAGCTGCTTCCTCTTGTAATGCAGTCCATCTTTGATTTTTATTTGTGTATGCTTTTCTATACCAAGCACTCCATTGATAACCAAAATTGTTAAGGTTAATATAAAAGAAATTTCTTTTTCTTTCCCAAATGTCTGGTGGTTCTTGAGTATTATTTAAAGATATTTGTTTTTGAATTACGTTTCCAAGCGATGAATCATGAATAACTTCTGTTATTATATTATTGTGTCCAATAGGTGATCTATTGGCACAAGTAACAGATACATCACTCTGTCTCCAAATGCCTGGTTCTATCAAGTTATTAAAATCAGAAGATATGTCTCCTGATTCAAAATATCTTGATTGATTATGATTAACAAAATTTTCTTCTATAACATTCCAATATGAATTTGCAAAATCATATTTTAGTTTAATTGATTCTTTCTCAAAAATATACAGTCTACCAATAGAAGACGTAATGTTTAAGTTACCCCCAGAATCTAATATTAGACCACCATTAACTGGAGTTATTGTTATTATTTCATCATTTTTTGGATTAGAAATATTTGAAACTACATTAGCCAATGAGCAATCTAAATTAATACTATTACCAGAAATAGTATTCATGTTTAACGTACCACTTGGAGGACATAGTACGTTAATACTAGAAACACCCAGTCTAGTATTTACCAATAATATAGAATTGTTGTTGCTGGATATTACTAATTCATTAGTAACGTTTATACTAGATGATGGATTACTACCACCAATATTCATTGTTAAGAAATCAACAACAATATTTTCAGATGTTATTTCTATTGGTTCTGAAATAAGATTTGATAAATTTATTATTTTAACGCCTTTTACAAAGTGAATCTCATTTGTTAATACACCACTAGTAGTACTATCAAATTTAATTATTGGATAATCTACTAAAATTTGTGCAGTAGTGTTACTACTAGTTGTTACAATTTCTAAGTTGTCTCTAGTATTAGTTATTTTAACGCCATTAGTAACAAATCCTATTTCTATAAAATCTGTGTAACTTAATATTTGACTATTATATGGTGTAATTCTAAATTTTGATGTTTTTATTATAGCTTTATTTCCTAATGGATTAATATAATCATGCTCAAAAAATAAAGCACTTTCATTATTATTTGATAAGCCAAATATACTCTTATTTAAAGATTGATATTCTTTATAATTAATATAAGAACTTCTAGCACCAACATTAGAGTTTATAGCTTCTCTATATTTGAACGCTAATTGTGCAAAAAAATTACTACCTGTTGGTTCTATATCTCCAGCAGTATTACCATTAAACTCATCAATTACGTTAGTAACTACATTAGAAAAGTTTTGTACTCCAGGAAATGTGTTAGTTCCTATTAATAATCTGAAAAATTCAGCTTTGTCAGTATTAGTTAATGGAAGGGCTGTTCTTTTTGCTAATACAACACTGTTGTTATTTTTATTCAATGCTGTACTTAATGGATTCTGATTTGCATCAACATCTGTATTATAAATTACAAATTTGGTAATAGTATTACTACTAAGAGCAGCAAATGCATCTTGTGAAAATAAGAATAAAGGTAAAGATGAACCTATTATATTAAGTTGAAACTCATAGTATAGATTTCCATTAACTAGATTTTTCTTTACGAGAAAAAAATCACTTTGTACGTCTATTAAAACATCATCTTCTAAGTGACCACTTAATGGATTAACTGGATCACCATCGTTAACATCTAAATTAGTAAACCAAATCCTACTTCCACGATCTCCTTTATCTCCTTTATCTCCTTTAACTGTAAATCCTGGATCTCCTTTATCTCCTTTATCTCCTTTATCTCCTTTTTTACCACCTCCAAAATTAACTATCTCATTAAAATTCTCATTTAATTTTTCTATAAGAATTTCAATTGTATCATCTGGCTTAATTTCTCTTAAAATAAGATTGGGATAATTAATGTAAGGTATATTACTCATTTTATTTGTGACTGAATGTTGTTTTTATATTTAATTCTTTTCCAAATTCTTTTTCTAATTTGTACTTTATTGTAATAATATCACTAGTTTTACTTGTGCTGAAATTTACATCTCTTTTAAAGTTTTTTCTTATTAACAATAAAGTATTTTCTTCACTATTTATTGTTAGTAGTCCTTCTTCCTGCTCTTTTGAGAATATCTCTATCTTATCTAGTTTATATAAATTTATTATATTTTTAACATAATCACTTGACACTTTTTCTATGTCTACTTCTAATTCATTAATGTACTTTTTGAGTTCATTAATTATTGATGGTAGTAATTTTTTACTAATTATTCCATAGATATTAAAGCTTATTGATATCTCATTTCCATTTTTTTCTAAAATAACTTCATTATCTGTTAATGTACTTGTTATTAAATTAGGTACATTAAATATAGACGTATTTAAGAAAGATTTTTCTTCATTTAGAATTGTATAACCGTCTACAAAGACAATATCATCTTTAGTAATATTTTTTATATAATATTCTTTATCAAATTGATTTTTTAAAATATTAAAATTCATTACTCCAATAGGATATTCTTTTACTTGTGGGTAAATGAGTTTTTCTAATTTTAAGACATTTTTTTCAAAATGTTTATGATAGTGTTGAATAATGTTAAGATTAGTATTATAATGATCTATTTCTGTTTTTGTATCAGAATTATTTAAATATATTTTCTTATCTCTAAAGAAGCTCCAATTATTGCCTTTTAAATAGTTAAATGTTTTGTTTATTGTTAACCAATTATGTTTAATTTTCATTGGCTTAAATGATATAATTGGGTCTAATTTTATAGTATAATCTCCAGAATATCTATAAATCTTTACTTCTTCATCAATAGATTTTATTATTGGTTGTTCTATGCTAGTATTTAACTCCTTTTCTAAGTTAATTATTTCTGTTCCAGAAATTGATCTTTTTTTCAAAGAAATTAAATCTGGCTCTACAAAACTAAAAGAAATGTTACTGTGTGATATTAGGCCATTTTCAATTACTAAAGCTTTTCTACTGCTAGCTAAATAGTCTTTAATACCAGCAAAAGATATATTTTTAATTAATTCAGAATAATAATTTTTACCACCACCTATTTGAAACCACCTTAAACGTTTTATTGGATATAACGAATTTAGACTGACAGAACCAACATTGCTAAAATAACTAAATCCATTAAATATGCATGCATATAATAAATTGTTTTTTAAAATAACGTTATTTCCAGATACTAATTGTATATTTTTACCATTAGGATCTATAATATAATCACCTATAACCATTGATTGATTATCACTACTAAATATCATGGATTCATCACTAATGTTATAACCCATCAATGTGCCAAAGTCATCATCATCAATTTCTTTTAAAACGTCTTCTATAGAATATTCTTTTTGTAAAAATTCTAGTATATTATTAGATAACGTATATTTAAAATCACTTACTAAATTTAATTTTACTCCTCTAAAAGAAGACATAGAACCAGTTGTCAAACCACTAAAAGTTGGTACAGAAAATAATCTACCATAATCGTATGGATAGCCTATGTTAAGACTGTTATACCTCTTTAAGCTATTTGCCATGTATAATAGAGAATAGCCACCACTCATTAATAAATCTTCATTTGTATCAACTTTGTAGTCCTCTATTATTACATTTATTAATAAAAGTATGTTCTTATGATCTTTATTTTTTAAAATTTTTATCTCTATAGGATCTACGTCTACGTCTTGATCATATTTTCTAAATTGTAACAAACAAGAAAATTTATAACCATCAAGATTTTCGTTATCATTTATTATAAATTTAGCTCCTTTAAAAAAGCATATGTTTTTATTAGAAACATTTTTTATTAGACTAAACCTTTCTTCATATTTTTTATCAAATCCACGCACATTATCTACAGTAAAATAACTTGTAAAATAATCAAA